GTGATGTTGCTAGAGATGTTCCTGTAACTGTTGCAGCTCTTAGCAAACTTACAGCACCCCATGATGCAGTAGTAGTTCCAGCTCCAATTCTACCAATATTAGCCTGAACCACATAAATATTATCAGTAGTATTAGGTATACCTAACGTCCATCCAGTAGGAGCATTAGTAGTAAAAGAAAAAGCACCTGTACTGGTATATGTCATAGACGAATCACTAGGCGAAGATGGTGCTGTTGAACCTTGATAATAAATAGATACAGTATCTCTAAATGGAGTTAGACCGCCCTGAACTAATCCGTCAGTAGTATTAAAGTATAAAAATGCATTAACATTACCAAACGTAAATGCTCCTGAAGCTAAGTCAATCGCTGTTCCAGCTTGAGAGCCTGTAGGTTCTTGACCTGCTGTTGGCGTATTAGTAGTGTTGTTAATTGTACCTGCTGTAATAGCACCCATGTTTGCAGATATTGCATCTAAAGTAGCTACATTAATTTCATCTGCGGTTATAGAGTCAGCAGCCATTTCGTTTGCTGTTATAGTATTACTTGCTATTTGTGCTGCTGTTATTGTGCTTGCTGCTATCTCTGATGCAGTAATGGTATTTGCTACAATTTCTGTAGCTGTCACTGAATTAGCTGCAATACTATCTTGATTGACAGCATCAGTAGCAATCAAAGCATTGGTTACAGCATCATCAATTATTTTAGCTGTAGTAATAGCATCATCATTTATTAAAACTGTTGTAACAGCATCATTTGCTATTTGTGTAGTATCAACACCACCATTTTTAATTATTAAATTACCACTACCATCAGTATCTAAAGTGACATTATCTATTTGAATATTATCAGCACTTAAACTACCAGTTGTTATATTGTCTGCATTAATATTAGTAACATTTACAACAGAACCATTAATAGTACCAGTAGTAATAACACCACCTGAAATAGAAGTCACGTTTGAATTAACTTGCGTACCATCAATAAAGTTTTCGTTGTTAGTTAGAGTAGATATATTGTCACCTTGAACAACAATATTACCAGCAGTAATAATAGTTGAAGCTGATACTGCTCCTGTAGCCCCTGCAACTGATTGTACTGGTGCTGCTGAAGCTGCTCCTGATACATCAACATAACCTGCATTATTAGTTAAGTCTGTAACATTATCTCCACTAACTATAATACTTCCTGTAGATATAATGTCATTAACATTTAATCTAGCAGTAGCTACAGTTCCTGACGTTATATTATCTGCATCTATATTAGTAACTGTTATCTGACTAGCATCAATAGTTCCTGCTGTAATTTTATTTGCAGATAATGAATTAATCTTTGCATCAGTAACAGCGTTATCTACTATCTTGTCAGTAACAATAGCATCGTTTTGTATATCAGCAGTAGCAGTAGGAGCATCACTAATAGTAAAGGTTAAAGTAGCTGGAGATGATTCTGAGCCTAATGTGTTAAGAGAGCTAACACTAGCAACATAATTAGAAGCAGTAGGTACAAAGTTTAAATCACAATTTTCTACATCTACTATTCTATTTAAAACTTGATTGCTAGAACTATCTACAACATTAACTCTATATTGATAATCAGGAAAATCTGTTGGTTCATTCCAAGATAAGAATGGTCTACCTGTAGAACTAGAATCAGTATCAGTAAATGATAGTCCTGTCGGAGCTTTAACAGCATAAGCAGAAGGTAGGTTAGCTAATTCTTCTACTGGTTCTTGAGGTGGTACTTCCCATGTATAAACATCAAAATATTCTATTAGGCTAACAGCAACCAAACCATTAGGTTGTAATTCTAATGCTTCAACTCTGCAAACTTTTCCTGAGAATCCTAAACCTGTATAAGTTAAATCTACTATATCTCCTACATTTAACTTATACATCTCAGGAGTACCTAAGAACTGCATTGTTGTTTGGTTTCTACTTCTAGTTAAAATTGCTTTACCCATGTTGTAAGCAATATATGGGTCAGTTACATAAGGAAACTCAGCTTTAATTTCTAGTATTTCATCATTATCATCTGAGTAATATTCAGGACTAGCATCATGTAAAACTGTAGCTGTATCTAATTCGTATTTTTTATTAGCATTAAAGAATTCAACAATAACCTTATTTGCTTTTTTGTCTTTATTGCCATAATCAACTGATATACCAGCATCAGATATAATATGGTCATCAGTAATACTAAATGTAGAAGAACCTGTATCTTCTATTGATAGTTCATACTTACCATCTATATATAAAAAGATACCTCTCATATTTGCAAGAAGCTCTTTAGCATTTTCCATTACATTTTTATTGGTATCTAAATAACCATTACAATGAAATCTTTTAACTTTTAATAATGAAGTACCTGTTTGTGATGAATAAGTAGAACCAAATGTGCCATTTATAAATACAAGAAATTCCTCATTACTGTCAAAAAATTCACTTCTTTGTATGTCAACAATTTCATCACCATCTATAACACCATTACCATTAAAATCAAATAAATCTAAAAGCTCACCTATTTTGTTTTGCCACCATGCTGTATTAGAATTTGTGCCAGTAATACTAAAAAAATCATTACCAGCAGTTGCAGACCAAGTAAGTGATTGTGCTGTTCCATTAAAGTAAGGCTGGTCTACTTGCGTATCACAAACATTTGCAGCAGAGCTAAAAGTTGACATGTTTAATTGCGATGCTGTTAAACCTTTTCCATATTCATTATTAGAAATATAATCAAGAAAAGTTAAAGCTGGATTATCAGAATACTTATAAGTAGATACAGTTCCAAATGTTTGACTTGCATCTCTTGGATCAAATACTTTTTTACCTCTTACTTGAACTGTTAATTGTGGCACCCCTGACCACATACCATTGTTGTCAAAGCCATAATGAGCAGCTATATAACAAACTCCATCTAATCTATGTGCAGAAGTCCAGTTAGGCATAGATGCAACAAGCATTGGGTCTGCTGTTTGTGATGCAGCTCCATGATGTAGATTCATAACATATCTATATTTTGCAGTAGGGTCTGTTCCAAAACCACCACCACCAACAGACACACTATGCGCTCCATTTTGTGAAACTGTATTTAATGAACCTGAGCCTGAAGATATTTTATCTGACCCAATATAGCCACCATTTCTAAATCTTGCTGAATCAGATAAAGGATTACCATCAAGCTCAATAGTCCTTCCTAGTATTTCATCACATTCGCCAACTGATAAAGCATAGACTACATATAAATCCCTTGAATTATTGCTTGATACATCCATATAAATAATCTGAGCACCAACTCTTCTTGTACCATATATAACAGGAATCTTTCCACCAGCAGAAGTCTTATTAGCCATAATGATTTGACCTTGAGCCTGCATATCTTTCATTTGCCTATAACCTTTAACACCAACTGCTAAAGTGGCAAGCGTTACAGTCCAAGATACAACACTAGCTATAATTCCTGCTGTAGTAGCTCCAACTCCTAAAAAAGTTAATAATCCAGCTATAAAAGCCATTATTTACCCCACCTAACATCATCTTTAGTTTGTGTAGCAAATTCCATACCTTTATCACCTGAACTAAATGATTGTTGTGATTCATCGGAAAAATGTCTGCCTTTGGTTAGATTCCAATTTGCCCAATGTGATGCAACAGTAAGATTTATTGTTGAATCATTTATAGTTTCATTTATACCAACATTTCTTATTTGTCCTTTAAAAAAACTAATTGCACCTACAATAGTTTCATCTGAATTAAAATAAGCTAGATATATCTCTACTTCTTTATCTGTAAATGCACCATCTTCTACTAAACTTCTTATTTGATTTGTTACATTAGATAATCTAATACCAATCTCATTTACTTGTAATTGACCAGTCTCAGTTGTTGCATCAACTTGTAAAAAAGAACCACCAGCTTCATAGCTGTTAGAATCATAAGTTACATTAGAATACCAATCAGTTAATCTAATAGTAGATGATAAATTAAGCTCAACTAAAAAAGCTGTCTTAGTTGCTGTTGACGATACTTGAGTTTGTAGATCAGATGATAAACTTCTAGGCATTAGGTAATAACCTCTCTAACATCAAATGAAATACTATAAAAACCACTAGCATCTGTTGAATACATAATTTCATTGTTTTCAAGATAAACAGTAAAACTAGGTTTATTTACAGTAACAGCTTCATTATCTGCTAGAGATGCTACTAGGTTAGGTGATATAAGAACAGTTAATGCACCACCGCTATCAGAATCAATATCTGATTGCACCATATAAACTTTACTATGATTAGCAAACTTAATTAAATCACCTGCTTTTAAAGCACCTGTTTGACTAGCAGAAAATCCATCTAAAGCAATAGATGCATCTCCTGATGTATGTGATCCGACTACCTGTATATCTGTTTCTGCTTTACCAGCACCTAAATTATCTAATGGTGCAACTATAGTAAAGTCCTCAAAAGAACCTTTTTGTTTTTGTAAAAATGCAAATACTTCTTGAGCCTTTTCTTGTTGTAAAGGTGGCATTTGCACTGTAAAAGAAAAATATTGACTACCTATTTGTCTGACTTGTTTTTTACCTGATAAAGTCTGATTTAATAAAGTAGGTCTATTATCTCTAAAGTTTAAACTTCTAAAATTAGGAGATGTTGGAAATTGTCCTGACATTATACGACTCCCATTTTGCCTTGATTATTCATGGCATTGTTTATGATTGATGTTATCAATCCTTTTCTTGATGCTAGTAACTGGTCAAATCCAGCAGCATCTACTGTACTAATATTAAAGTTGACTGTTGGTGCAGCTTGTATTGCTTGTCCTTTAGTGTGGTCTATAACAGTTTCTTGCGGATGTATCATAGCTAAACGACCACCTTTACCATCTAAACCACCTGCTCTTATACCATTACCTGTATAACCACCACCATCTAAACTTTGTAATCCATCAACAGCAGCACTTACAGTTTCATTAGAAGGGATAAAACTACTTATATTACCTTTAACCATTCCGACAGCTTTTTGCACTATAAATACATTTATTAATTCATTTATTATTGCTCTTGTAATTGAAGTTGCTAAATCTTTAAAATCTAAAAACTGTTGACTTGCTATATCAAAAAAACCTTTAAAAGCATTTGTTAATTGACCTTCTACTGTATCTGCAAAATCTTTTGTGATTAGAATACTTTTTTTAATTGTTTCATTAATATTATTTTGAGAATTAACAGAACCTTCTTGAGTTGCCTGTAATCTTTTCTCTATTTCAATCTGCTTTTCTCTTTTTCCTATTGCTTCTTCTAATAATGCAATTTGTTTTTCTGCTGCTTTTATTGGTCTTGTATATTGTGGAATCGCACCAAATCTTTTTACAAGCTCTGTATTTCTTTTTAATTTAGCATTTTGCTCATCTAAAGAGGTATTTAATTCATCTAAAGACTTTGTAAATAAATCAGGCTTAACTAAACCTATAGCTTCAGCAAAATCAAGAATAGCTTTTGACGTATTAACAAATGCACTTTGTAATGGAACTAAAACTTGTCGTTTTAATCTATTCATAGTGTCATTAAATGCTTCAGCATTTCTTATTGTTTCCTCATCAATAATACCAGTAGCAGATTCAGCTAAATCATCCATAGCCATAGCACCACTTTTAATAAGATTAGCCATTTGAATACCAACTCTTGAGCCAAAGACTTGAGCTAATAATCCACTTCTTTTTAATGGGTCTTCTATAGATTCTAAAGTATGGAAAAATTCTTTAAATAAATCTTCAGTATTTTTAGTTTGACCACCAGCATCTTCTAAAGAAATTCCCATTTCTTCAAAAGCTCTTTTAGCCAAACCAGTACCCATAGTAGCTTCACCAACACCCTTAGCAAAGAATCTAAGAGCTTTAGTAAAACCTTCTGTACTTATTCCTGATTGTTCAGCAGCAAATTGATATTGCTGTAAGAATGTTGTGCTTACATTTACAGAATCAGCAAGTTTACCAATATCATCAGCAACTTGTAATGCTTGATTACCAAACTGAACAATTTGTCTAACAGCAAAAACACCAGCAAAAGCACCAGCTAATTTTTTCATAGCTGATTGAGTTGTACTGATATTATTATTTAACTGCTTAAATTGTTTACCAGTCTCGTTTGTTGCTTGTATTCTTAACTTGTAATTAGTTGCCATTTCTTATCTGCCTATTCTTTTCCTCTAAATATGCTAACCATCCTGTATATTCGGATAAGGTCATTCTTTCTTCTAGTTCCTGAACTGTACAATGCAACATTTCAGCTAGATAGTATTTAGCAAATAAGTCCTTATCCTCTGCTACTTTTTTGCTTGTTGTTCTACACTTGGAGTAGACATGATTTCAGTTGCAACTCTTGCGAGTACATCTTTATCTACACCATTCATAAGTGTATGTTTATCTGATAGGTCAAATACTTTTTCACCATCAGAATCTAAGGCTTTATATATTAAGCAATAAGCCATTAATGCTACGTCATCATCTTTTGCGTATCGTTGCAATTTAGACATTTCAGCAAGCGTTAATGGCTTTGCATATACTTTTAGAACCTCA